TTAAATCCGATTGTACGATTTTGTTCACAGTAAGGACATGAACCATGTTTTCGACACGATGAGTCAAACGACTTCGAGCCGTAAAATTTCTCGCGTTTTTCTTTTTTGTGTTTAATTGCTTGATCAAGAGACATTATGTAACTAACTATTGTGCTCAAATTCATCTTAGATTTCGTTTGAGTTTTGGAAAAGATAATTAATTATACTACATTTAGAATTATGTGTAAATTATTCGCCATGAACCGTAAAATAAATGTGTTTTATGCCGGCAGATTTAATTACAGACTCACAGATTGGACAGGGTTTGGCAATCATAGGGGCACCTTCCTTTGAATACCTGTACACGTGAATTGAGTATGCATTATGTAAATTTTTACATTTTACTATTGCTGCAACTTCGGCATGAAGATACTCTTTAAACGGAATACCTACTTTTTGACCATGTAATTTCATCATAGTATGAGTTTTTACATAATTATTGTGACCAACCGAAAGTGCTCGGCCGTGCTTATCTTTTATGATTGCCGTAATGTACTGCCGTTTAGTCACTTTACAATTTCCTTATGACGCGATTGCATCCAGAATTTCCCTATCATATTTAAGTTTTGTCTTCATAACTTTAATAGCATAGTTAGGTGCTTCCCCTAAAGATCCATTATATCGTAAAAGCATCTCTATTGTATTTTTTGACATTTTAGAGTATTCTTGAACTATCTGAGCACCCACCATAATATTTACTTTGGGATCAAAAAGAGCTGCCTTGGATGTTTTTTCCTTATGATAACTAGATGCTACTTGGAATAAACCTATCGGACCAGTAGGGGAAACTGCTTTATAATTAAATCTAGATTCTGTATGCATAATTGATAGCAGAAGTATTGGGTCTACAGAATATTTAGCTGCAGCCTCATAAATCCACAATGAGTATTTCTTAGCAACATTTGGTGGAATAGAACCATCACGGACAATGATAGCTGCGGTTTGATCTAAAATAATCTCAGATTTAAAATTATTTGAGATAGATATAGGGGTATTTTGTAAATAAAATACTTGATCTTTAATTATGTTTAGATATGTGGCCCCTGCAAGCATTATCGCAAATAAAACTAAATAAAGCGTAAATTTTAATTTTTTGAAAAATTGTTTTTCTACAATCTTGGGTGAAGAGGAAAGACTTTTCCTAATCACCATAGTAGGTAATTTATTAATTTTCATTGTGTGAGTTAAACGATTTTGATTGAATTCTGATCCACTAAACCAACCGAGTTAATAATAAATGTAATTAGATAACCATCTAAAAACACAGTACAATCGCCAGTATCAGATGTTATGTACTTTACGTCTGAATCTTGTATGTATATTACCTTCTTTAACAAATAGAATGGTAATTCATCAACAACTTCCTTTGATTTTAACACAACTTTCATTTTGTGTACATTTTTAGCTATGGTGTTTTAACCGATGAATTATTCTTCCCTAGCATATGCATTCTGTTTATTCTGCAACCAACATAAGCATTATAATAAAGATTTGGGTATAGTAAAACATCATTATCCATTTGTACTTTAAGTTCATAGTATGAGCATTCAGAAAGAGAAGAACAAAATCTTAAAATTTCTCTGTAAAAATTTTCTTTGCCAAGTTTTTCTACATCAGCCTTAAGTTCTTCAGACGAACCGTAGTAATCTCTCCAATCCGAATCTACCTGTGTTCTAATTTTCTTTTTTTTCTTAAGACCAGTTGACTTAATCTTTACTGTTTTGATTGATACTTTCTTGAACGTTGATTTCTTTTTGCCGAAGTATTTGCGACCATCTAGTAAATTTGTAATACAATAAGTAAAACCGACAAACGAAGGATCAATTTCGTCTATCGGTTCATTGTTATGAAACCAAGTCATACGTCTACCATAAGAGTTTATCCTGATTTATTTAATAATTGTTTTAATTCAGTATAACTTCCGACAAAATTCGAATTTTTAAAGATTACTGGTGCTGCTTTTATATTTGGGTCCAGCAATTTTAATTCAGATACTGTAATATATTTAGATGTATCGTCTTTTTTCTGGCCCACATCAATTATAATTTCTTCATATTTTATATTATTATCCTTTAACAACTTTTTGGAATAATTACAATTTGGACAATTAGGTTTTGAATATACTGTAAACATAAATTAAAAATCTACTTCGAAGCTTGTTTTGATATCATCTCTGTGTACTACGTTGACTTTATATGCGTTATTGTCTTGCTCTTGGGGCGCAGCCTGAGAATTACCAATATTGATCCAATCTTCAACGTGTGGCATTGGATTCTTTGCTGGAAATTTAAAATTCGTTTCAACATCCAAAAACTTATATACCTCACGTGCGTTGAAAAGTACCCAATTTTTAATTGTCTGTGAATTTGTACCTACCAATTCTCTACCTTCGGAAAAAAGATAATCAGACCAAGCCATTTCTGAATTAATTACCTCATCACATAATGCTTTAATTTTATCCTTCTGCCGTTTATACGAGTCTAGTCCGCGTGCCGTGGCCAACTCAATTTTAATAACTTCCTTGTCTAATTCAGCGTGTACTTCCAATTCATCTTGAGCAATTTTTTGTACCGCTTTACCAATAGGCTGAAATAAATTAGTTGAGCATATAGTAAATGTAATGGCAAAAGAAGCCATAAATTGAATACGTTCCAGAAGATATAAAGCAACAACCCCAAGAAGTAATTTATCATATGCTTCATCTGCAGTGATTTGATTTAAAGCATATTTATGTGAAGCAACTGACAGTTCAGAAAACACCTCATTGACCGAATGCATTCGAACAATTGATTCTTTTACAGAAAGAATATCAGATAGTACTTTTTCTGGGTTGTCAAATGAAATTCTAACAATTTCTGAATATGTTGCGGAATGTATAATTTCATTGTCGCTGATTCTTTGCCAGGCCGCCCACAATGAACTATCAGTAATAAATGGTGCCAGGACTGGCGCGATTGATCTTGAAGCAACCGAATCTGCTTCCCATTGCCATGCCAGGGTTCTGATCATCATATCATAAACAGATTTTGGACAATTTTTAAAATCGGTATTACATTGAGTGTAATCAAATTCGTCTTCGGACCAATCCAAAGATTTCATAGTTTTATAAAGTGACCATATTTTTGGATATGTTTTATTAACTGTATCAAACAAACCAGGTAAATCTCCGAAAAATAATGGATGTTGTTTTTCCATATATTGAGAAGATTTTTTATTTTCATTAAAAACTAAATTCATTTAAGCTCCTTAAAGTGCGCAAGATTCACAGTATTCTTGTTCAGTAGTATCCGAACTAACTGCCACATCATCTGTTATTAACGAAATTCCCTGAGAAGTGGAAGAATTAATATAATATCTAGTTTTCATACCATATTTGACTATATCCAGATAATCTCTAATCATATCAGAAGAAGAAACTTTCTGATCTCCATGAATTTTTACAAATAAATCTGAGGAAATTGCCTGATCTGTCCATTTCTGCATAATTGCATAGACTTTAATCATATCTGTTGTTGATACGTCCCACGCAGATTGATATTTTGTTTTCAATTTAGTACCATCTGGCGCAGCCCAATGATTTACTCCTGTATCATTAGTTTTCATAATATACAATTCTCTGATAGGATAAGGTCCATTGGAAGTACCAGAAGAAATTGCTGAGCTCTCAGAAGGCATGTGGGCAACCAGTACAGAATTTCTAATGCCGCCATTTTCTATAATCTCTTTTCTTACTGCATCCCAATCTCGTTTATTTTCTACTGTAATCAATTCATCTACTTTTTTCTCATATGTGTCTAAAGGCAACCAGCCATTAGGCCATTCGGTTTTGTCCATCCAAGGTGCGTTTCCTAATTCTTTACCCAATTTTAACGAAGCGTTAATCAAATGAAACATGTGTGTTTCGGAAAGGGTATGAATAAAATCTCTGCCTTCTTGTGTATTATATTTTTGATTTTCCTTGGCCATTAGATGTGCTAAACCAATAATACCCACACCTGCGGACATTCTGGATTTAGCCGTATATTCTAAATTGGGAAATGTATAATCGGATTTATGAATGCACACATCAATCATTTTTAATGCATAATAAGCCACTTCAGAATACTGTTTATCAGATTCTATATTACTTACCACAATACCTGCAAGTGAACACAAACCGATCTCGGGAGAATAATCCAATTCTTTTTTATATAGATCTGCAACAGATTTATATGGGCTAACCGGTAAAGCTATCTCGGAACACAAATTACTGAGATAGATTTTATCTTTAAAAGGTGTATGTTTGTTCATTGCGTCCGTTAAGTGCAAATAATGAACACCAGTTTCATATGACTGAGTTAATGCACCAAGAGAAATTTCGCGAGCATTTAATTTATTTTTTGCTGTTTTTTCGTACTCGGCATACATTTTCTCAAATTTAGTTTGATCTTTTTCGTATTGAGCTTCAAACATTTCTTCATTACCATAATAACTAAAAGGTGCATAATCTTCATTCTTTGCAACTTTTCTGGCAAATAATTTGTTAGAACCAAACGAATAATGACAACCTGACACTTTTTTGTTTGCAGGAGTCATTGGATGCCGCAATTTCTGTAAAACTTCCACTTCGGGGTCATATGCAGAATAATAAACAGTTGAAGCTCCACCACGGCCATTCTGTAAATTGGCTCCAATAGCTCCAACCATGGAACGGTAATACGGAAGTTTACCTTGGTGTTGTATAACACCCCCTCTGACCGGGTCACCAAGTGATCGCGTTTTAATATGGGTACCGATACCTGCTGATGCAACAGTCATCATATATGCAATATGATCACCCGCGGCTAAAGAAGAAGCTGTATCAGCGGTAGTATAAAGACAACAGCTGGCGTAACCATTTAGTTTTGTACCAAGATTTACGAAATTTGGTGTCGGTGCGTTTATACGGTTTTGACTCAGATGTTCATACCATTTTGCAACATGCAACATTTTATCAGACTTTTCATTTTCTCCTAAAGCCATTGCCATTCGCATATATACAAATTGCGCAGTTTCATATTCTTGCTTGGTGACCTTATTTCTAATTGCGTATTTATATCTAATTTGATTAAGCTGATAGTGTGGATACTTTAAATTTAATTTATGATCAATAATGAGTTGTGCAAGTTTGTATTCTTCATCTGTGTAATTAAGCTTTACCATCAGTCCAACTTCATAAAGCTTATTATGTAATTCTTGCACTGTTGGAATTCCATCGGGATAAATAATACGATCTATCATAGGTGCATATAATCTGCCAGCAGCTTTATTATATTCCCATGTTTTATATGATAAACAGGCATCAATCAAAGCTTGTTGTAATTGTAAGCTTGTGCAATTTTTAGGGCATTTATTTACCGCATCAATCACAACAGAAGCCCAATTAAAATGAGCTTTGGGAATAGTAGCAAAAGCCCATTCTGCCCATCTATTTACTTTCTTTGGCTGAAATTGTTCTTTTGTTCCATTGCTTTTGATAATAGTTTCAATCATTTTGTTATATTTTCTTCCATGTATTAAATTGAATTTTAGCCATTAAACCCTTATATGTATTACTCTTGATCAGAGCTACTGGGTCTATATTATGTTTAATCATCTCATTGATGTCTTTATATCGTTCAACGACTTTTGGCCAGATTACTGTCTTTAATCCCGACTCGATAGCCTTTTCATATTCCTTCACAACCGCCTTATTACGGGGTTCATTATCTAATACTACAGTAAGTAAATCTGCAGGAAGTTTTGTTCCCTTAATAAACCAATTAGCAGTAGTTGATAAAGATGCATTAACCGAAGCCATAGAATTTGGGATAAACAAACTATCTATGGGTCCTTCTACTAATGTTATGGGTTTATTTAAATTCAGTCTTTCGACACCAAATAACAAAGGCGTCTTTTCGTTGATCTTAACTGTGATGTATTTTTGGTTTGAGTGGCCTGAGAGGTCTCTTCCTTGGTATGCAAAGATCTTTCCTGTTTTGTCAAAAAAGGGAATAATAATGCGGGCTTCGTCTCTTTTATTGTGTTTGAAAGTATCATTGAATCGGGAAGAATATTCATAAAATTTGTCCGTATAATAAAATGGGTAGTTAGGAAGTTTTCTATCTTTTATGTATTGACGGGCATAATGATCCGATGGTAAGTCAGAAACCAATTGCAAATCTAAAACATTCGGTTCAATCGTGTCTTTTTCATACACTACTTTTTCTGGCACAAACGCAATTTCTTTTTTTGCTGCCGGTGCATTATTTCTAAACTTTTCAAACAAAAATTCATCAAATATTTGTTTGTAATGTACTTTTAGAAAACTTAACAGTGTAGTAGATAAACCACAGTTGAAGCAATTCACATTTAATTCACTGTTTTTAGAATAGATGGCAAATCTAGTCTTAGTTTTATTTTTAGCAGAATCACCACACATTGGACACCTTGCTACAGCTAGAAAAGGTGATTCTTTTTTAATTTTGAATCTTTCTAACCTAGAACCAAGAATTTTGGCATACGCCACCTCTAAAAAATAACAATCACTCATTGCACGGTTTCTGGAGTTTCCATGATGTTCTCATAATCTTTTGAGTTTAAAAATGAATCGAAAGTGATTTTTCGTTTAAAATCTTCAAGCAACAACTCACGGAGGGAATTCTTGTAAAATCTAAAATCTAACTCGGATCCATTTACTGTAGAAATTATGTGGTCCGCAACAATAGGGATGTATTTATTGTCCCCAAAAGGTTGATAAAGTACTGGCACCATTTGTGTTACAATTTTATCATTATAGAGAATGGGAGTAAAATTTATTTTCAGGGGATAAAGAACGAAAAAATACCATCTTTTTCATATGCTGGCCCGGTCAGTAAAGTCTCTCCGGTAGAAAGTTTTATAGACAGACACGTAATCATTGATTCTTCGGACATAATTATTTAGTTAAAATCCACGTTAATAATAGAATAGGTAAATCCATTCTTTGTGTATGTTCCCAAACGATCACCCAAATGCCGGTAAGAAATATTGGGTTTTCTATGAAACGTCATATTATCAGAAATATCATACAATGTACAAGAAGTTTTTCCTTCTTTCAATCTAAGCCCTCGGCCTATAGATTGAATAATTGTAATGGCAGACTTGGCTGGGTGTGCAAAAATAATATTTTCAATCGCGGGAAGATTA